TTTATCTTTTTGCATCATGTTTTCTAGATGCACTTGAAGTTTATCCACATGACGTTCTAATCTATCCACTTTATCTTCTTGAACCGCTTGAATAGTAGAGAGTTCAAACGTTCTGGAAAGACTCCACCCGCCTAGGGCGATGAGCAATCCAACCAGTAATGTCATAATTTTATCAACCATTAGTCTCCCATTACTTCACGTTGAAGATCCTTAATATCCCATTGTTGATCTCTAACCGAGTCTGTGGTTTTTCTCAGGATTTCCTCCAAGGCTCTGAAGTATGCGTTTACTTCCGTTACCCTAGCATTAACATTAAACATCTCTCTTGTAAACTCTTCCTTATCCTGGGCATATTTATCAAAGATTATTTGAATGTCTTTGTTTAAAAGTATCACTTGTTGGTTATTTGCCTCAATAGTATCTGTTAAATTAATAATGTATTTAACTGATCCAAAGGTTGCAGCCAGGATGGATACTACGATGGGTATAATAACAACGAGTTTATTCTTTTGTAGGTCCATTATCTTTTAATTCCATTTGTTTTTTGTGTTCTTGTTTCATGATCGCATCAAAAAGATCATCATCCGTTCGTTCTCTTTTATCATCCTTCTTCAGGAATTTCATATCTCTACATTTTTTAGCGACGAGTTCTAGCTCAGGACCCATCTCTACATGTTTATATTTTCTACAAATTTTAAGAAGTTCTATTTGATGTCTAAGTTCATATCTGTCTTCTTGTGCTTTTCTGAATTTTTTATCGCAGGTATTTCCAAATTTAAAACGAAAGTTTACTCCTACTCGGTACTCATGATCTTCGTGAGAGCTTGAACCTCTATCGATGTATTCCATTGCGCCTGTTCTATATTCTACGTACGGAGTGATATCGCCCGCATAACAGTCACGCCAGTTTTGGCCGAGGTATTCGTTTTTAGCTGAGACTTGAGTGCATGTTGCTAACCACAACAGCGTGATTATAAGAGAGGATACTAAATATTTCATCCATCTAGTTTCCCTGCTTCTTTTTTTTCTTGCGATTCTTCTTGCCTTTAAAATCTTTAAAGCTTTGTACCTCATCTTCTATCATCTCCACTTTGGTTTTAATTAAAACCATATCTTGTGAAAGAGAGAATGTACGTTGCAGTGTCCATCCTCCGAGCGCTAATAGTATAGCGAGCAGTGCCGTGATTAACTTTTCGTTCATCTAGTTACAATTGTTTTTATCTAAATCAATTGGCTTATCGCCCTGAAAGAACCATACATAAGATGAAATTTTTGTGCCATCTTGTGTATAGGTACATTTTTTACCTACTGAGCAGGCGCTCAAGGCAAATAACAGTGCGAGCACTAGAAATAGTTTATTCATTTGGCTCCTCTATTTTTTCTTCTTCGTCTTTTACCTGACAACATGTACCTGATTTTTCTTTTTCTTTGGTATGCATATTGCAAGTTTGTTTTTCTTCTATTGACATACTTCACACTCTTCTAACTCATGTTCACATACAGTGCAACTACAGACGCCATACATATCTCCATGTTCTTTTAAAGAACAGTGGCAATCGCAGTTACAATTTTTACACTTTGTCATTTTTTACTTCTTCAATATCATAAAAGAACTTATCAGTGTCTTCTGTTTTCCATTTTCTACTATCTTCAACATTCCACTCACTGGTTTGAACCTTCCAATCAAATGGAACTTCGTCTTTTACTGTAAAAGACGGAATACTCCATATTATTCTATTATTTGGCTGAGCCGCATAGTTTCCATTTTCCAGGGCTATGATGTGCGCGCATTTATGTTCTGCGGGAATCTCTGAATGATCCGTATCTACTATATTACTCTCTGGATGACCCCAGTCAACTGTAAAAAGATACGCACCAGGATACCATTTCTTATCTTTTCCTATGAATTTACAGGACTGACCGTCTAAGACATCAAAAGAAGTAACACTAGGATAGTAACTAAAACAATTCCAAAGCTCCAACTCGTCAAGTCGCATCCTAGGAACCTCTTTGACATCAAAGCCTCTTTGTATGAACGCAGAGATTGGCAGGCGGTAGAATACAGCTCCGTTTTCCATAATTGCATGAAAGAGTATCGGACGCCCTGTAATCGATGCAAACCCAAAAAGTAAGCAGTCTTCCACTTCTCCATGATGTTCTTTAAGGTCATAGAGATATTCTCTCCTTACCTGCGCATACGTGGCAGGAATGTTTGCATTCAAGTAAGCCATTCAACATAAATTCCTATAGTGCTGCGATTATAAAAATAACAAGTACAACGCCTGCACCGATACACACTTTTCTGTGATCTTTCCAGATTTGTTTAATTGTTTCCATAGTTCCTCCTAATTTATATTACCCCAGTTTTCGCCTGCTTCATAGTCTACCTTATTAGGTACTTCTAGCTCGACTGAAGTTTCCATTATTTGTACTATCTGTTTAGCTTCTTTATCATCTTTTACGGAAATATCCAACTCATCATGTACCTGTACATGGGGTATAATTCCTTCTTTATGTAGATCAATCATGGCTTTTTTGGTCATATCGGCTGCTGATCCTTGTATTAATCTATTTAATGCTTTGTATGTATATGCTCTTCTAATCCCTGGTCCGTGTTCCAAGAGCGCTTGATCATGAGGTAATGCTTTATGAATCCCGAATTGATTAGGTTCCCATAAAGGAAAACGACACAGTCTACCCATTAAGGTACGAATTTTTCCTGAATCTTGAGCACGTTTCATTGTTGCATCCATCAGTTGTTTTACAAAAGGAACTTTGTCATGATACGTTTTAAATAAATCTTCGGCCTGAAGTTTACTAACTCCAAGTTCTGCTTGTAATTTATTTTTTCCCATTCCATAAAATAATCCTAAGTTAATTGTCTTGGCTTGAGTTCTAGGAATCTCTGCCATGTCTGCAACAATTTTATGAAAGTCTGCGTCTTCATTTTTATAAGACTCAACTACTTCGTCTACTCCATATAAATTTTGTAAGGATGCGTAATGAACAACGAGTCTTGGCTCTTGTTGATTGTAATCGAAACAACCCCACTTACATTTTTCTTCAGGAATAAATAAAGATCTGATCCGTGGTCCGAGTTCCTTGTTTCTTGCTGGAACCTGCTGTAAGTTTGGATTATTCATCGAGAATCTTCCCGTCACGGTTCCTCCACCTTCGGCTCTAAGTTGGTTAATTTCCGCATGAATTCTACCTTTTTGGCTATGTTTTAGGATGGTATCAATGAACGTGGTGTGAGCTTTATTAATTTCTCTAGCTTTGGCAATACACTTCACGACATTGTGAGGATGATTTGTTAGAAAATTTTTAGTAAATGATGGAGCTTCAGTCTTAACAGTTCGATCATAAGGTAGCCCTAATTTATCAAAGACTTTAGCAATGGATCGTGCCGCCCAGATCTGAACATCTATCCCCGTATTTACTAACACTTCACCTAACATTTTTTTCTCTTGTTCGACTAATGTTTTCTTTTCTTTCGCGGCTTGTTCTTGATTTACACGTACACCAAGAAATCTCATATCAACTAGACATGGAAATAATTCCATTTCCATTTTGAATATAGATTGAATATCTTGGTGAATAATTTCTTTTTTTAATTCCTGCCACAACTCCAGTGTGAGTTGGGCGTCACGCTCTGCGTAAGCCCCAACATACATTGCTGGAAGTTTATACATTTCAGCTTTAGGATCGACTCCCCATGACTTTGCTGCTTCATACAATGCAGATTCATCTTTGCCTTTGCCTACATAATCTCGTCCACAACCATTTAAATCATAACGTAATCGATTCTCATCACATAAAGCTGCGCCTATCATTGTATCTATAACACGTCCATTAATTTTTAAGCCCATGGCTCTTAACCAACAGACATCATACATGGCGTTGTGAAAAATTTTATCAGAGGGTGTTTTTAAAACAGCGGTAAGCCATTTGATGATCATCTTACGATCCATATTACCCCCGCCTTCATGAGCAAAAGGATAGTACGCACAGAAATCTTCTGTAGCTACTGAGACTCCAACAACTTCTCCCACTCCAACAACCGAACCTGATCCCATTCGTATATTTAAATTTGGATCTTTAGTTTCTAAATCAATTGCTATTTCACAGGCTTGAGTTAAATCAGGAAATTCTTCTGGTGGGAGCCACTCTGTTTGTGGCTTGAAGAGAGGCATTTGCATTAAGAATAATCCCTCTCAATAATCATATCTATAAAATGTTTGGCTTTTTCCAAGTCTTGCTTTCCTCCTTTATCTTGATGTCTTAAGATATATTTAATAACACTTCCTTCAGGATAAAGCAACTTATTCTCCACTACAAATTTACTTGGCTGAATTTTATATTTTATATAATGTTTTCCACCGACTTGTTTTTTCCATACACTCATACAAACATCCAATAAAATTTAATTCCAAAATAAAATGTCAACATTGATAAAAGAACCAATTCACTTGTAAGAGTATGAGGACTCATAATCGAAAGGCCTTATAAATATCTTTAGGCCTGACAATATGTAAGTGATCCTTGGTTCGTGTTGCTCCGACATAAAATAATCTATTCTCATCATCGGGAAAACGATCCATACTTTTTTGAGTATTCCTACTTAAATCGGTAAGAAGAACTACATTTGAACATTCTCCTCCCTTGACACCATGAATCGTTGATAATAAAATACGCGGCGGTTTATTAAGTTCTTCACCATTCGCTCTCATCTTTCGAATGTATTCAACTTGATTCTGTGG